GAACAGTCCTCCAGAGGTCCACAATTACTGGATTGCCACCTAATTGTTTGTAAATTTCCATCTCTGTGTCCAGAAGGATGTTGTCTGTTTGGCGATCCTGTTTCTTACAGTCGTCTTCGATGAATACTACAGGTTCAGTAATATGATTCAGAATCGCATTAAGCTGCTGTGGCGTCAATCCGTCTGTATATTTGTACTTTGGTAACAGACAATATTTCAAGTTGTCCTTGATCTGTTTGAACATTGGGGCAAAAATGGCTGTTATTCCTTTTCTTTGCCATACAATTAGTCGGACTCTTTGTTCATCCAACGTCTCAGGCATGCCAATAGCGGACTCCAATGTTGCGGCAACGTCTTTCATACGTGACTCCAATTTCATATGAACATTAACGTTGTGAATCTTTCCTAGTTCCAATCCCAATGTTAGAACTTCGATAATTTCATTCAGTATAGACTGTGGACCAGGTCTTTCCTTAAGCCATTCAATAGTAGCTCGAAAATCTAGGGTTGCCGTAGGTAATCCACTGATCTTTGCTCTATCGCAATACAAATTCATGAAGCTCTTGGCGTCCTCTACCGGGGAATGCTGATACTTCCTTAGAACTAGTTTCTTCCCAAACAAGTCGGACACGGCTTGGGCATCTGCCATGAATCGTTTTGTTTGTGCTGATTGTCCATGTGAGGGATACTTCACCATGAAATCTTTGCGGATAGATTTGACTCCAGCCATGTTATTCTTAATCGTCAACTTGATATAATCATTCGGTAAAGGGATTGTTGGTACCATCATGCCGGTGTTATCTTCCCAATAATTGATGATTTCCGGGCGAACTAGCTTGGTAGAAGGGATCAACTCTGGCCCGGAGCTTGAATTTGGTCCCACTATTAGATCAAATCTGCCGTGGTCACTGTAAGTTCCGGTAACCGGGGTGACCCATCGCGCATCAGTTGTATCAACCAAGCAGTCGATTGACATGAGTTGTTTAATTTCATCCTTGTTGGGCTCATATTGTTTACTGGATGATAAGTCCTTGCGATGCAAGTCAAATACATGCTTTATATTGTCACCAGGCATCGCTTCTATTAAAATGTTTTCAGGGTCATCACCGAATCCCACCACTATGATGTTATAGTCAAAGCAAGAAGGTTCGTGTGATAGCGTGGTGTCATGCCATGCATATTCAGAATCCCCTATGAAGGAAATTAAACTAGTAGTAACATAATACTGAGTGTCGTCATCCAACCAGGTAGGCGCTTCAATGAAGGAAGCTGCCAAATCTGCTCTGATTGTCATTCCGGATTGGCTTGATGTCTGGTAGTCGGTGGGGAACACACGGTGCCTCACTAAACTGGGTCTGTTGCCACTCCTTACGGTGTCGTAATTTTTGAATCGCTTGAGTATTTTTTCTGCAACGTCAATGGTCACTGATTTAGTCAAGCATTTGTTTACTGCGTCATCCAATTCTTGGTCATATGTGTGGCATCTGAGAACTGGTCGACCCCCATGAATGTTTAATCTGACTACACCGTCATAGGCTAATAATGGCATCCAATCCTCTGGCATCAATTCAGATGAAACAATGTCAGTGAACCGGTTTGACAAGGTAAGGAAATCTGGGCTGTTGTGGTGGTTTACGCCGTCGTAGTTGAACACGAGTAATTTCTTCGCTGAGTGGTTACGGAAAATATTACTTAATTCAGGTCTGTGTTTTGCCACCCACGAAGCATCTTGCAGTGTGACAAGTCCTAGAGTTGGTACTGATTCGGCTCTTTCGCTCCTGATCTTCTTGACAAGATGTTCATCCACCTTGATTTTAGTAGGGAACAACATAGTTGGGTCCGTGCCTTCCACATACTTGACTACTGGCCTGCCGTCGTACAAAGTACAAATTGTGGGCTTGAAATCAACCCCATCGGTCAAGCAGTAGACGTAACCTGGTTCAATGTAGCGACTGGTTAGTATTGAAGTTGCCGTAGATACGTGGTTGGTTGGGATTGGCCTACCCTCACGACTGAGAATGATATCGAGCCTACCTTGTAAGCGCGTGATTAATGCTTGTTTCAAATCGTCATCTATAGTGATTGGGACTCCACCCGTCTCCAGCTTGCCGTAGTTGATTGGATCAACAGATGTTTCATCTTTCAGCTTTACTGCTAGTTTGTCGATAACAGATTCCATGGTTGGGTTTATATAACTTACCTCAATCATGTGTAAGTATCCAGTATCTTGTGGTAATATGCGATAAAAGTGTATTGGTTGATCTTCGTGGAATATACATCCAATGTTTTCAGACCTAGTGTGTATGTGGTAGTTAATCTGTAAACAGTGAAGGGCGCATCTGATGTCCTCGATAGATGCCAATGACTCTAAATTGAAGTAATGATCTAGTTTGTCTTTGACCACAGCACGTTGATCCTCTTTGACTGCTTCTAAAATAGTTGCAGACGAGCATCCAACGACTACTTGGGGGTTGAAAACGACTCTTTCTAGGTCCATGTTAGTCAGCTTGAAAAACGTGGGAATTGCTTTGGTTGACGGTATGCCCGTAATGAAAAACATGGCACCAGTGGATTTAATCTTACCCTGTAATTCGTCTGAATTTGGCTGGAACTCGCGGCTATTGGAACCGATCATTGGGTCGATTGACCGTACTAAGTCCCAGGTGCTATTGACGTCCTTGGCTGACTTTACAATAATTGGCAAAGGCAC